CAAAGAAGAAATAGAAGACCCCCTTTTAGGATATGTTAATTTAAGAAAGCTTGAAATAGAGGAGGAGATAATTGCTGAAAGCGATAGACAAAAGGAGCTTGCTGAAATAAAACAAGCAGAGCTTGAGGTATTTAAAGAGGTTGAACTTGCTAAGGTTGACATAATAGAAACAGCTTTTAGAACGATAGCTGATATATCTCAAAACAATAGATTTATTCAAGCTGCGGCTTTATTAGGAGAGTCTGCCGCAGGTATTGCTAAAGTTATAATTAATACCAAATCAGCTAATGCTGCATTAAGGCTACAACAAGCAGCGATAGCCACATTAAACCCAGCAGCAGCAGCACTTATAGAGGCAAAAATAAAAGCTAATAATGTTTTTGCAGCAGCAGATATTGCAGCGAATATTGGGGCTACAGCAACAGCATTGAGCAGACTTAAAGCTCCAATGGCGACTCCATCAACCCCATCTATAGGATCAGATGGTGGTGTTTCTATTCCAGTAGTAGCACCAGGTTTTAATGTAGTTGGTGCTGCTGGACAGAATCAATTAGCTGCTGCTATTGCAGGACAATTCCAACAACCAGTCAAGGCTTATGTGGTTTCTTCTGATGTAACTACTGCACAAGAATTAGACAGAAGAATTGTACAAGGAGCGTCAATTTAAAACGAATACTAACTAATAAGTTACCCTTATATGGAAGTTTACGAGTTATTTATAGAAGAAGATAGCGAGTTCTCAGGAGTAGAAGCTATCTCAATCGTAGAAGAGCCTGCTATTGAAGAGGATTTTATAGCACTAAAAGCTCATAAGGTAGAAATGGCCGAAGTAAATGCTGAAAAACGCATCTTAATGGGGCCAGCATTGATACCAAACAAGAAAATCTATCGCAGAAATGGCGATAATGAGGAATACTACATCTTTTTTAGCGAAAGCACTGTTAAAAAGGCTTCTGAGCTGTTCTTAAGCAGAGGAAATCAGAATAATTCAACCTTAGAGCACGAATATCAGCTAAAAGGTATGTCTGTAGTAGAATCTTGGATCGTAGAAGACGAAAAACAAGATAAATCTGCATTATACAACTTAAATATGCCTAAAGGCACCTGGATGGTGTCTGTAAAAGTAAACAATGAAGAAGTCTGGGAAGAATTTGTCAAAACTGGAAAGGTTAAAGGTTTTAGTATTGAGGGATACTTTAGTGATAATGCTGGAGGACCTAAAGAACAGGTGGAAGAGACGCTTTGCAAAGATTGCCTTGAGGAACTACAAGCGGAATATGCTCTTTTAGAGGCTGTAGCAGCTTTAGAAGAAGTAGAATTGGAGTCTTATGGAGGTTATCCTGAGTCTGCATCAAACAACGCTAAATTAGGTATCAAACGCAATAAAGAATTAGGCAATAAATGTGCAACTCAAGTAGGAAAGGTAAGAGCACAGCAGTTAGCTCGCAAAGAGAAGTTTACAGTTCCAACCTTGAAGAGAATCTACAGTTACCTAAGCAGGGCAGAAGAGTATTACGACCCAGCAAAGCCAGAGGCTTGCGGTACGATTAGTTATTTGCTATGGGGAGGTAAGTCTATGAAGAATTGGGTTGAGTCTAAGTTAAAAGGACTTGATGAGATAGATGGCTAGACAGACAGCACACATTAAGATAGAGAAGCCCAAAGGAAGGGGTGTATATGCTAAAAGTAAAACTAGCGTTTCTAAAACATCAAAGAATTATAAGAAACCATATAGAGGACAAGGCAGATAATGGCAAGCGTATTCAATACATCATATAGAACAAAGTCAGATGTAAACACAGAAGACGAAAGACTTTATTACAACATTGAGGAGGGTGCTTTTGTACACACCTCAGCAGGCGTATGGACAGTATATAAAGGCGAGTGGGTAAAGTTATATCCACAAGCTGGAGAAGGCACGATGATAGGTTGGGTAAGATACGATGATACTGAATATACTTCGTTAAATAAACTCGCTCTAACTGATGGTGTAGAGACACACTTGCCAAACAACGGAGGGCTAATTACAAAGTCTCACGATGTTAGCTACTATAACATAGAAACAGAGAAAGTATTTGGTGATACAGCTAATGATGTTTATACGCTTACGGTTATTTTCAAAGCGTCTTCTCCACAGACAGTAAATACTCACTTGGATTTCACGATGACTGGTGTTGTTGGATATGATAGAATAAACAAGTCGTTAAGTTTCTCTAAGGGCAATAACGAGGAGCAGAACTTTCACGAAGTGTACCAATACTATGTGAATCAAGATTTCATCACTAATGGTGCTGAGTTAAGAATAATGAGTCACGGAGGTGACGCTTCTATTTGGGATATTATTTACTTTATACAAAAGACACAAAGCTATGCGTAGTAGATATTCTAATAGACGCAATCCAAGCAAGACAAGTCCAAGAGAGAGCAGAAGAGCTTGTTTGTGTAAGAATGGCTCTCTGTATAGCAGAAGATGTTGCAATGGAAATATGATTAATCAGGGCATTGGTAAAATTTGAAAATACAACAGTCTAAGTAAGTAATAGTTAACCTAATATAAATTGAATTTTATGAAAGCAAGTGAAATTGTAGACAGACTAAAATCTGTCTTACTTTCTGCTGACGAAGTACAGCCAGAGGCTGCTGAAGAGCAAGTTGAATTGGCTGCTGAAGAAGTAGAAGTAAATGATCCTGTTATTCTTGAGGATATGCCAGAAGATGAGGCTTCTCCTGAAGATGTAGCAGAAGATGTAGCAGAAGAAGAAATTAAGTATGCTACCAAAGAAGAGCTTGACGCTGCTGTTGCAGAAATGAAAGCTATGTACGAGGCAATCGTAGAGAAAATGGGTTCTGAAGAGATGGAAGTAGAGATTCCTGCTGAAGAACTAGCAAAAGAGGAGTTATCTTCTCAAGAAGATGGAGCGGAGCCAATCCAGCACTCTCCTGAAGTAGCTGAAGGACAGAAGTTAAACTTCTTTAAGTCAGCTAAATCACGCAATACAATGAGTGTTGTGTACGAAAAAATGTTTAATAAGTAATTTATCTATTTAAAAATGGCAACTACAACTTCAATTACAACTACTTACGCTGGTGAATTTGCTGGACAGTACATCTCAGCAGCGTTACTTTCAGGTAAGACCCTGAATGAAAATGCTATTAGCATTAAACCAAATGTGAAGTACAAAGAAGTAATCAAAAAGATTGCTACTTCTGGACTTATCGCTGACGCTACTTGTGACTTTACTGATACAGGATCAGTTACTTTGACTGAGAGAATCCTTACTCCAGAAGAGTTCCAAGTAAATGTTGAGCTTTGTAAAAAAGACTTCCGCTCTGATTGGGAAGCTATCCAAATGGGTGTTGGTGCATTTGACCAACTTCCTCCTTCATTCGCAGACTTCCTTATCGCTCATGTAGCTGGTAAAGTAGCTGAGAAAACTGAGCAAAACATCTGGGGTGGTGTTAATGCTACTGCTGGTGAGTTTGATGGTATTACAGTACTTGCTGCTGCTGATGCTGATGTAAACGATGCTGCTAACGGTGCTGAAACTTCATTCACTTCATCTAATATCGCTACTCTTTTAGAGAATGTATTAGCTGCTGTTCCTTCAACTGTTTATGGTCGTGAGGATCTTACTATCTATGCTCCAACTGTAGCTTACAAAGCTTATATTCGCTCTTTAGGTGGATTTGGTGCTTCTGGATTAGGTGCTGCTGGTGTTGATAGCAAAGGTGGACTTTGGTACAACAATGGAAATGCTCTTTCTTTTGATGGGGTAAAAATCCAACACGCTCCAGGTATGCCTTCTGACCACATCGTTGCTGGTGAAGCTTCTAACATCTACTTTGGTACTGGTCTTCTTTCTGACCATAACGAAGTTAAAGTTATTGATATGGCTGACCTAGATGGATCTCAAAATGTAAGAGTTATTATGAGATTTACTGCTGGAGTTCAGTACGGAATTGGATCTGATCTAGTTCTTCTTACTTTAGCTTAATAAACAAATTGTATAACAAAAGAGGGTAGGTGAGCCTTAGAGCCTGCCTACCCTTTTTTAATAATAAAAAATAAATTATGGCTTGTGACATTTCAGCAGGAAGAGCGTTACCTTGTAAGGACTCAGTTGGTGGTCTTAAGAATGTTTATTTTGCGAACTATGGAGATGTATCTACCACTTTAAGTGCAGACGACTCTATTGCTTCAACAGAATTTACAGGAGATACATTCTACCAATACGAACTTAAAGGGACTTCTTCTTTAACACAGAATATCCAATCTTCTAGAGAGAATGGAACAACTGCTTTTGAGCAGGTACTGGAACTTACCCTACCAAAATTAAGTGCAGCAGACAACCAAGAGGTTAAATTATTAGCATTTGGTCGCCCTCACATTGTGGTAGAGGACTATAACGGAAACTTCTTCTTAGTAGGTAGAGAGCATGGAGCTGATGTAACTGGTGGTACTATTGTTACTGGTGCATCTATGGGTGACCTTTCAGGATACACTCTTACATTCACAGGAATGGAAAAACTCCCTGCCAACTCAATCACTGGTGGAGATTTCACTACTCAAGCTACTATCGTTACTTCATAGTAATATATAGTTTGTATTAAGAAGAGCAGCCCCGTAAGGCTGCTTTTTTTATGCGTAATAAAAACAAAATATATACCTTGCGGTTATCCTTTTGTGATACGATTACAACCTACAGATACGGAACAAACATTTAGTATTATACCATCTTCTTTTGCCTCAGCAAACTTGGATGCAGCCTCTATTACTTTAACAGAGAATGGTACTAATTTATCTGAAAGCAATGTAACATTTACTTGGGCAGAATCAACTAATGGCAATTTTATTGAGATTAGCATGACTCCAACAATAACATTGAAAGAAGATCAAATATATACTTTAGAACTTACAACAACAACAGATGTATTGTACAGAGATTTGGTGTATATTACAAGCATAACAAATAAAAAACAAGTGTTCGCTTATCCAGATGCTTACGATGAGTATTCAGATGGGGATGACGAATATATAGTATTGTGATATGGCAAAACCTAGAGTAAGATTAGTTAACACAAACGATCAGCCTAAGAGCTATAAGAATAGCGTCAGATTGGTCAACCTTAGTGGCTACCAGGCCCCAGAGATCATAGAGGATGATAGAAAAGACTGGGTATTATATAAGACTGGAGATGATGGTCAAGATTACTTTGAGTCTTTAATAGAGAAGTATCTTGGTAGTCCTACCAACGCCTGTTGTATCAATGGTATAACAGAGATGATCTATGGTAGAGGCTTAGATGCTCTTGACAGTGCTGAGAAGCCTGAGATGTATGCTAAGATGAAGCTGTTATTCAAGCCATCTTGTATGCGTAAAGTAGTTAATGACTACAAACTCTTAGGACAGGCTGCTGTACAGGTCATCTACAATAAGAACAAGACTGCTATTACAAAGGTGGTACACTTCCCAATGGAAACATTGAGAGCTGAGAAGGCTAAGAATGGCAAGTGTGAAGCATATTACTACCACCCTAAATGGGCAGAGCTTAAAACATCTGACAAGCCTAAGCGTATTCCTACATTTGGTAATGGAGGCAAGGGAGACTTACTAGAATTATACATCTTTAAACCATATAAATCAGGATTCTATTACTATGCTCCTGTTGACTATAATGGCTGCCTTCAATATGCAGAATTGGAAGAAGAAGTGGCAAACTACCACATTAATAATATACAAAATGGCCTTCAGCCTTCGTTATTGGTTAATTTTAATAACGGTATTCCTAATGAAGAGACTCAGGAACTTATAGAGCGTAAGATCTATGATAAGTTCTCTGGATCTTCTAATGCAGGTAAGTTCATACTTACCTTCAATGAGTCTGCTGAAGACCAAGCAAGCATTGAGGCCATTCACTTGCCCGA